TCAACAGAACCAGATTCAGATAGAAAAGGTGTTGATGATGAATATCCACATTACAAATTAAAAGAAGACGAATCCGACAAAGAAAAATTTCGTTCAGTTCATACCAAATCATCATTTGATTCTACATTTGGTGGTTTTTATACAAGCCACGTTCCATTGACTACTAAATTTATGCAAAGTGTATTGGGTAAAGAACGAGTAAGTGTATTTCACGTTGGTTCAGCAGACTTATCAAAAGATATATTGAATGTTGGAAGAATTGTTGGAAAAAGTGGAACATTATCTACATTCACATCAGTAGACAAAGGTGAGAAACTTGCAAAAGGACAAGGAATACAAAGTAGAGGTGGTATCATTTATCAATTAGAAGGAAGTTTATTAGTTGCAAGCACACGAGATATGCAAACACACCCAGACAAAACAGGTCGTAGATGGGTTTCACCAGATTATTTAGCAGGTAAAGTTGCTGGTGGTAAAATGTGGAATGAATTAAAAAAAGGTATTAAACAAAATAAAATAGATAGACGAGTTTGGGACAAAATACGAGACAAAGTTTATGATGATACCAAGAAAAAAACAGGTTATGGTGATACTCATTATGACCACGACGCATTTGACAAAGCATTTTTGGAAGCAATAGGCCCACACAAACGAAAATGGATTAAAAAATATATTGATATGTGTTATAAAATAATGAGAAAGTATAAACCACAAATCAAACGACACATATTAAGACAAAAAGATAAACCATCACAACACGGGTGGAACGAAATACTCGTTAATCAAATTAAAATTAAAGATGTATTTTTATTAGAAAGAGAAAATTATCCAGCAATCAAAAAAGCAGCTGAAAAAGTTGCAACAGGTACGGTTACCGTAGGTTCACCAGCAAAATTTAGAAAATGGTATAATGAACGAGGTGGAATTATTAATGAGGGATTTGGTGGAGAACTATCAAAGAGTGATAAGAAAAAATTTGAAAAAGAAAGAACAGAAAATGCAGAAGTATTGGGATATACATTAACAGGTGTTAAAGATATAAAGGAAGAGTTTGGTGCACCTGCAGGAACCATTCCATCACCAAGTAGAAAAGGTGTTGAGAAGATGAAACGAAAAGGTAACACTTCAGTTCCTTATGGTAGTGGATATAAAAAAGTGAATGAACAAGATAAAAAAATTAAAAAAGTGATTGGTATTTATGGTGGAAGATTCCAACCATTTGGGCCTCATCACTTTAAAACTTATAAATGGTTGAAGTCACAAGTAGATGATGTTTATATTACTACAAGTGATATCAAAAAACCACCAAGACACCCAATGAACTATTCAGAAAAAGTTCGTCATATGACAAAAATGGGTGTTCCAAAAAATAAAATCGTAAAAGAAAAAACACCTTATGTTGCAAACAATGCTTTGAAAAAGTTTGACCCAGAAACAACTGCAGTTGTTTATATCTTTGGTGCAAAAGATGCAGGAAGATTAGTTGGTGGTAAAAAGAAAAGTGGTGGTAAAACTTATTATCAAGATTTTAAAAAGAACAAAAAGAATTTAGAGGGTTATGAACAACATGGATACATACTTACTGCACCACACCAATCTATCAAAGTGGGTGGACAAGAGGTAAGTGGAACCGTAATGAGAAATCTATTAGGTAGTCCAAAAGTAAAGAAAGAAGAAAGACCTAAATTATTTAAACAAGCCTTTGGATATTATGATAAAGGTGTTTACAATATGATGACTAATAAGTTTAAGAAATTATTTGAGATGTTTGATAGTTTCTTAATACGAAATGACTTATCAGAAATATTAAAAGAGGGTTCTAATACAAATTTATTTCCAATTGACGATGGCCCACCTACATTTTATGATGGATTTAGTGATTACAAAAAACATTCTAAAGAATGGATAGAGTCAATGTACTCAAGTTCAGATGAAGGTATTGGTTGGGAGTTAGTTCATTATATATTAGGTAAAAATGCAAATGACCCAGGATTAGATTTCACTACAAGAATGGATAAAGTACCTACGGTTGCATATGGTAGAAGAGGTGCAGGGCCATATGGTGAAAGATTCCCAAGTGAAGACCCAGTTAAGGCATATAAGAAATGGTTAGAGAATGTAATTAGTGGACTTGACTTTGAAGTGGTAAAGTGGTTTGGATTGACAGATAATGAAAGAGATGTGACAGGTGTACCTGTTGAAGCTCCTGCATTACCAGGTGTTCAAACACAAGACCAAAATACACAAAGAGCAGTTGAACTTGACTTAGCACCAGGTGATGAATCTATGGGTGATGCAATTGATGATATTCAAGAAGGATTTATGAAAGAAGTCAACTTATTAATAGAGGGTGGAGCATATGGACACATGAGTCATCCATTTGATGATAATAATTTGACCTTTTCAGATTTGAAGATGATAGTTATTAATGGATTGGGAGGAAAGTTAGATAGAGAAGATGGTGTTACAGAGAAACTTGATGGACAAAATCTAATGGTAAGTTGGATTGATGGTAAGTTAAGAGCAGCTCGTAACAAAGGACACCTAAAGAATTTTGGTAAAACATCACCAACAACAAGTGGAATTAAATCTATGTTTAGTGGTAGAGGAAATATAGAAAAGGCTTTTGTAGGTGCAATGAAAGATTTAGAAAAATCAATCGGTTCATTATCAGATAAACAACAAGAGAAGATATTTGGTAATGGAAAACGATGGATGAACTTAGAGGTTATGTATCCAGCAACTTCAAATGTAGTAGATTATGATGTGGCAGAAATAGTATTTCATGGTACATTAGAGTATGATGAAAGTGGTAGACCAATAGGACAACCAAAAGATTCTGCGAGAATGTTGGCAGGTATGATTAAACAAACAAACAACCATATACAAAAAATGTTTAAGATTGGTAAACCAAACTTCTTGACCGTACCAAAGGTACAAAATTTTGGTAAGAAGAAAAATATGTATTTAGGAAAATTAAAAAAACTACAATCACAATATGCATTGAGTGATAAAGATAGTTTAGGTATGTATCATGAATCATATTGGAGAGAATATGTTTATAATGCATCAAAACAATTTAAAGTAAAGTTAAAACCTGCACAATTTGCCAAGTTAGTTAAGAGATGGGCATACTTTGATAAGTCATATAAGATACCACAAATCAAAAAAGACTTTGGTAAGAATCAAAAGTTTTTAGATTGGATATTAAAAACAGATAAGTTTGACCATAACAAAATATTTAAACAAAATATAAAACCATTTGAGGTATTATTTTTCCAAGTAGGTGCAGAAATACTTAAAAATATAAGTGGGTATATGGCAGTTAATCCTGATAAGACTATTCAAAAGATGAGAAAAGAAATTATCAGTGCAATGAAAGATTTACAAAAACCAGATAAAATAGAAAAATTAAAAAAATTAAAACTACAAATTGAAAAACTACAGAAGATTGGTGGTTTAGATGCGATAGTACCAAGTGAAGGTATAGTATTTAAATACAAAGGTAAAGTATATAAATTTACAGGAGCATTTGCACCAATCAATCAAATACTCGGTAGTATAAAATTTGGATAATAGGAGTTACAATGGCATATAGTAAAGAAGCAGAAAGACAGAATAAGGCCTTGGCCGATTTAATGGCAGGGAAAGAACATGAAAAAGAATATGTTCAAGTAGGATACGAAGGTAAAAAAGAAGACCTTGGTGGTAAGACAAGAGAGTCAGAACTTAGTGAAGTAATGCAGTCAGTAAGAATGCCTTTGTTTTGTCCTAAATGTGATAAGGCAATGAAGAAAAAACTTGATGATAAGTTTTGGAGAACACAAGGACATTGTTTTGATTGTCAAGTTGATTTTGAAAATAAACTAAGAATCAAAGGTGAGTTCAATGAATATGCACAACTAAAAATGTTAAATAATCAGAAGGCATATTTAAAAGATTTGGAACAAAGTATTGATGAGTTTGAAACTACAGGTGGTAAAAAGGAATGGTTAAATAATGTTGGTGTAAATACACCAGAATTAGAGTCTGAAAAATGGGAAATGGGTGAAAAAGAATTTGAAAACCAAATCACAGAAGCTAGAAAATTTATACAAGATGCAAAAGATAAAGTAGAAGAATTTGAAAAACAAATACAAGGAGACAAATAATGATTGGTAAAATAATCGGATTCATAACAAATCTATTTTTTGGTGGAAAGAAAAAAGAAGAAGTCAAAAAGTTAGATAAGGCAATTCAAGTTAAAAACGAAGAGGTTAAAGACCTTGAGAAACAAGTTGAAAAACTTGAATCTAAAAAAAGAGTAAACAAAAAAGAAGTTGCTTCTCTTAAGAGAAAGGTAACTACTACCAAAAAACAAATTTTAAAGGCAGAAGAAGCAGTCAAAACAGACGATGTTGATGAAGCAGTAAAATTTTTGAAGAAATTTAGTAAGTAATATATATTTATATATACATGAAATATTTTATTTACATACTATTTTTTGGTTTATTGTTTGGGCAAGATTCAAAAACTTTCACCTTTTCAGAGGAAGAAGTTCTTGGGTTCACTAACAAAATCAAAGAATTAGAGTTAAAAGATAGTTTGAATGTATCTTTGGTATTGGACTTAGAAAAACAAATCCAATTATTAGAAGATAATTCAAAATCTGATTCTCTAATTATTGATTTCAGAACACAACAACTTCAACTACAAACAGAGACTATTAATCTCTATAAGGAAAAGGTTAAGGTAGTGAAACCTAAGTGGCACGAAAACAAATGGTTATGGTTTGTTTATGGAGTTGCTGCAACTTCGGTTTCGGTTAAACTTGCAGGCGAACTAAACTAATGGCAGAACAACTTAAACAAGTAATTAAACAAGAATATATTAAGTCTGCAAAAGACCCAGCGTATTTTTTGAGAAAGTATTGTGTGATACAACATCCAATCAAAGGTAAAGTACCTTTTGATTTGTATGATTTTCAAGAGAAAACAATAGAAGAGTTTGAGAGTAATCGTATGAACATTATTCTTAAGGCTCGTCAGTTAGGTATATCCACATTAACTGCAGGTTATGCATTGTGGATGATGACATTTCATCAAGATAAAAATATATTGGTAATTGCAACTAAACAAGATGTTGCAAAGAATTTAGTTACTAAGGTTCGTGTTATGCACGCAAACTTACCGAGTTGGTTGAAACAAAGATGTGTTGAGGATAATAAATTATCACTACGATATGTCAATGGTTCACAAGTCAAGGCAGTATCATCAGGTCCTGAAGCTGCTCGTTCAGAAGCTCTATCATTATTAATACTTGATGAGGCAGCAT